GGGAACATAGTGAAACTTAATTATCAGCAAGAAATGGATGATGTTAATCGTTCACGCATAACGACAGGTAGTAGCCCTAATTTTATACACTCTCTTGATGCAGCAGCCCTGACCAAGACAGTGGTAAGATGTATGGATGGAGGGATGACTGACTTTGCGATGGTGCATGATAGCTATGGCACACACAGTCCTAACATGCCCATCCTATCCCAAGTATTACGCGAAGCCTTTGTTGAAATGTATCAGGATAATGATGTATTGCAGCAGCTTCGTGACCATGCTTGTTACACTTGTGGAGATAATACATTGCCACAACCACCAGCCAAAGGGACACTAGATTTATCTAAAGTGTTGGAGTCACAATACTTTTTTGCGTGATTTCTAAAGTCCCCCTATAGCCTATTCGTACACTCAAGGAGATATTATATGAGTAAAGCAAAAACAGTTAAAGGCCTATCAATGTATTGTAAAGTCTTTGAGCCTGATAAACAGTTTGAGAAAAAATATGGAACCTATTCTATTGACCTTCTCAAGACTGAAGAAGAAGCAACAGCACTGAGTGAGTACCTTCAAGGCCTTGTCGATGAACGCATGGCTGTCGAGGTCAAAGCCTCTAAGAAACCAGAGAGCTTGTCCACTCACCTACCTTTCGACACGTTTACCGATAAGAAAACCGGCCTTGAATACACACGCTTCAAGTTCAAGATGAAGGCTGGAGGTATCAACGATAATGGTGAATGGCATCAGAAGCCTGCAGTCTTTGATGCAAAACGCAACCCCATGTCAGGTGAGAACCTCATTGGTAACATGAGCGTAGTCAAGGTTGCCTTTCAACCGTCAGTTTATTTTGTACAGAACTGTGTTGGGGTCACACTAAAGATGGAAGCTCTACAAGTGATTGACCTTGTGCCTTGGAAAGACCCGAAGTCTCTGTTCGATGATGAAGATGGCTACACCGAAACGGCTGTGGAAAAGGATGACCGTCAAGAAACCCCATTCGATTCGGATGAGACAGTGAATGCCGAAGGGGACTTTTGAGGAACACGTCATCTCTGACCTAGAAAGCAGGGGCGTTCCGTTTGCCTATGAACCACATAGCATACCCTATCGGGTGGAACGCCTCTACAATCCTGACCTTCTAATCAATGAAATCTACATAGAGATGAAGGGCTACTTCCGACAGGACGCACAACGAAAGATGAAAGCAGTCAAGGCACAGAACCCTGAGCTAGACATACGCTTCATCTTTCAGAAGGCAACCTCGCCAGTTCAAGGCGCGAAGGTACGCAAGGATGGGACAAAGATGACGTGCGCTGAGTGGGCAGACCGTAACGGTTTTGTCTGGAGTGAAGGAACTTTGCCAGAGGAGTGGGCAGCATGAGTGTAGCTAGAGCAATCACAGTCAACCTACCTATAACCATCAATGCCACCATCATTGATTGGGAACTACTTGCCTATGAAATAGTCGAAGACCAGAACATTAAGAACGAAGAGTTAAAGAAGATAGCACGTCAGATGCGTGTCGCTGCTGAGATTGTGGAGGAATCAGTTGGAGCAGAGTAACTACATCCGTAAGGAAGGTTGCCCTCATTGTGGCAGTAGCGATGCTAACGCTATCTATACTGACCATGCTTATTGTTTTAGTTGTGAGACATATTCAATGCTTGAAGATAGAGAAACACAACAACCAGTTAACACGAACCTGATTGATGGTGAGGTCAACGCACTAACTAAGCGTGGCATCTCACTAGAGACAGCGAAGTTCTGGGACTATCGCATAGGTAACTACAAAGGTCAGCCTGTCCAGATTGCTAACTACAAGAACAACAAAGGTCAAACCATTGGTCAAAAGCTACGCTTTGCCAACAAGGACTTCTTGTATCTTGGAGATAGCAAGGACATTGGATTGTACGGTCAGCACCTATGGCGCAGCACAGGTAAGATGGTTGTCATCACCGAAGGCGAAGTAGATAGCTTATCTATCAGCCAGTGCTTCAACAACCGTTGGCCTGTGGTCAGCCTACCTCAAGGCTGTGCGTCTGCTAAGAAAGCTATCAGTAAATCTATTGAATGGCTTGAGCAGTTCGATAGTGTGGTGCTGGCATTCGATAGTGACCCTCAAGGTGTGAAGGCTGCACATGAAGCAGCCCTCCTCCTGAGTCCAGGCAAGGCTAAGATTGTATCCTTCCCTTCGGGGTACAAGGATGCCAACGATATGCTCAAGGCTAACCAGCAGAAGGCATTACTTGATGCTATCTGGGGAGCCAAGAGTTTCAGACCTGATGGTATCCTTGCTGGCGTAGACCTGTGGGACATGGTAACATCTAAGGACGATAAGGAAAGCGTAAGCTACCCCTATCAAGGCATCACAGATAAAACGATGGGGCTTCGTGTTGGAGAAATCGTAACCATCTCAGCAGGCAGTGGCACTGGCAAGAGTCAGTTCACTAAGGAGATAGCACATCACCTGATACGTCAGGGTGAAACGCTGGGCTACATAGCATTAGAAGAAAATGTAAAGCGTACTGCTCAGTCGCTAATGTCTCTATCAATCAACAAGCCTATCCATCTAGGTAGTGAGGGGGTAACAGACGATGAACTTAAACATGCTTTTGCTGATACCCTTGGCACTGGTAGGGTATTTCTCTATGACCATTGGGGTAGCACTGACTCTGATAATCTTCTTAACAAGGTACGCTACTTGGCTAGAGGTTGTGGCTGCAACTGGATTGTACTTGACCATCTATCTATCGTAGTTTCGGGCATGGAAGGTGGTGACGAAAGACGTACCATCGACACCCTTATGACCCAATTGCGTACACTGGTGGAGGAATTGCAGATAGGGCTGATACTGGTCAGTCACTTGAAGCGTCCATCGGGAGACAGAGGACACGAGGATGGAGCGCAAACCTCCATGTCTCAACTGCGAGGCAGTGCTGCCATCGGTCAGCTAAGCGACATGGTGATTGGTCTGGAAAGAAACCAGCAAGACCAAGAGAACTTACACACAACAACAGTACGACTGCTCAAGAACAGGTTTTGTGGCATCACAGGTATCTGCTGCCACTTGGCCTATTCTATTGACACAAATCGTATGACAGAAACGGTGATGGATTATGACGAAGAAACAACCCCCGACTTCTAGGCCAGTGCTTGTTCTCTATACCGAAGCACAACTGACGCAAGCCTACCAAGATTTCTTAGAGGAAGTAAGCAGCCTAATGATTGAAGGCCACAACATGGGCAACGTCCCAACGCTTGAAGAGTTCCGCATCATCTATGAGGAAGAGCAAGCAAGTTTATAAATCACTCCAGCGAGAGGATTAGCATGACTAAATATATAATGGACATTGAAGCCAACCACTTACTTGAAGACGTAACTAAAGTCTGGTGCGTGGTAATGCGAAACGGTGACACTGATGAGGTAACTACCTTTGACCCTGATGAGATAGAAGCAAGCCTAGAATTTATGGACAAGGCTGAGTATCTGGTTGGTCACAACATCATCGACTACGACTTGAGAGTACTCAAGAAGCTGTACGGTTGGGACTACAAGGGTGAGGTCATTGATACCTTAGTCTGTACAAGAACCATCTGGCCTCACATTGGTGAGCTAGATAGCAAGAGTAAAAATTTACCACAAAAATTAAGAGGTAGTCACAGCCTAAAGGCGTGGGGCTACAGGCTAGGAGAACTTAAAGGTGAGTTCAATAATAGTAGCGAAAGCTTTGAGACATATACCCCTGAGATGCTCGACTACTGCATCCAAGACACAGCAGTCACACTCAAACTGTATGGTGCAATTCATAAAAAGAACTTTAGCAATGATGCGCTTGGGTTAGAGCATAGGCTGCACACCCTCCTCGTTAGACAGCAGGAGGTAGGCTTCCCCTTCCACGTTGCGAAGGCACAGAAGCTACACGCTGAGCTAGAAGGTAGACGCTCTGAGATACACACACAGCTAGTCGATACCTTTGAGCCTACCATCATTGAGATGAAGACTAAAACAAAAGTTCTTCCGTTCAACCCTGCATCACGTCAGCAGATAGCTGACCGACTAATGAAGCGAGGCTGGGTTCCTACCTCATTCACACCAACGGATGAACCGAAGGTAGATGAGAAGATACTAAAAGAAATAGATATACCAGAGGCACAACTTGTCTCCGAATATCTGATGTTGAACAAGCG